GTTGGTTGATTTTGTATAATTTGTCATGTCATTCCTTTAAGCCAATCTGCCCTCTTTGGCTTGAATCTCAATCTTTTGAATTGATAATTGTGAGCCATTGATAATAGTTTCATATCCAGTTTGCACGATTTTCCCAGAACCTGACGCATTTGCAACTAAATTTTGCAGTGCAACACCTTGAGCATAATAAGCCACTACAGTTGCATTTGCACCATATTCAGCAATGCCATACTCAGAAACACCTTGAGCAGGAATAATGATGTTCTGTGACTGATAGTTTGTCAGAAAGTCATATCCCCATTTGATAGTGAGATACTGATTACTACCGCCAATTACCACAGCACTGATACGCTTGACAATAGATGTCTGTGATGGATTACCAAGGTCAGCATGGTTTGTGTAATAAGCCCACTGGTATGTAGATGAGTCATCTAAGAAATTACCATATTTACCAATATAACCAGTTTTACCAATCAACAAATCTCCATTGCGTCTAGAGCAAAACGACTTAGGCAATATTGAATCCCAAATTGTTGCCCTGAATGAACCATCTGGTAACGCTGCCTTAGTGTCAAAACAATAGACTTGCTGAGTTGTTGGTGCTGTAATCAGATAAAAAGCATTGCGTTCTGAATAAACAGATTTAACAGTTGCCAAATCTTCACTCAGCATCTTAGTCATTAAGTCATTACGAACATTCTTAGATAAGTCACGTTCTGGTGCTGACTTCTCTTGAATAGTTCTCATCAATGATCGAATGCCACTGTTTGACAAGAAGATAACGTCTGTGCTTGTTGTTTGAATACTATCTCTAGCAATGCAACCAATACCCTCAACAGTATCGCTAAGTGTCATTGTTGATGGTGCAGTTGCACCAGAATAAATCAATATCTGACGTTTACCAAAGATAAACAAAAATCCATTGTGTGCCGCTAAACCAGTAATCTCATCAGCACCATTAGGCCAAACATTATTGACGTTCAAACTACCAGCAGTACCAGTTGCCCATACATGACCAGAGATCAAGTCACTGAAATAGACAGTTGCATTGTTTGTAGTGGTTGTAGCAGCCCATAAACGACCATAAGCAGAGATACAAATATTTGCATCAGGAACAGTAGCTACATAACCTGTTTTCTCAGATACTCTACGATATGTAGTGGTTGATACAGCAGGATCATAAATCAAAGCATTATGACCAGACTGAAAGAAATAAGTAATGCCATTCAATGATGCACATTGCCAATTATTTGCAGTTATCGTTGGTGCAGTACCACCACCACCATAGGTCAATTCAGTAACAGCATTAGAGCCATCAAGTTTGAATAACTTCAAATTACCAGCAAATAGAACAGTCAGAGTACCATCTGCTTGCACTAACTCATGAATAACAGTGGCATCATTTGAACCAAGATTACCAGTAGCAGAATTTACCTTTGTCCAACCTTTTCTACATCCAATACGACCATATTGGTCAATGATGCAATTAGTCGCAACCAAAGCAAATCCACTCTGCAAATCAAGCGGAGAATCTTGCGTATTCAACCCATAAAAGCCTGGGGCTGAAATGCTTGAGACTGTGATTGCTTCTGCCATTAAACAGCCTCAAACGAATCGTTTTCAGGGGAACGAGCCAACTCTAAAGCAATCAAATCAGACATAGATGCCTTAAATAATGCATACGCCTCAGAACTACTCAATCCACCATCTTCACCACGTTCAACCAATGCCCTAGCATAAGCACCAAGAATGATTGGTTCTTTTGCTAACAAGGTTGTATCTGAATCGCTAGACATATCGTTTTCTGGCACGATTAAACTGAATCTGATGCTATAAACACCATCAGGAACAGGCCAGAATTTGACTTTCAAGTCTCCATTGGTATCTACACCTTGAACTGTGTAATACATTGGAAGATTCAGAATTGGGCTAGGAACTGTGTAATAAAAAACATCATGGTCTACATGAGACAAAGGAGTCAACTGATAGTAACGTGTTGTGTTAATAACATCCATTGTCTTGAATCGAACACCAGCACCAGTTAAAGAGTATTCTCCAACCTGACCACTAACAGTAGTAACAGTAACTGCTTGATTAAAAGCATCCCAATCATAAGCATCAGCTACTTGACGTTTAGTGTCATTGATGAATTTGCCAATCAATGATGAATATGAGGTTTGAGTAACAGTAGTAACGACAGGCTCACGCAAACGAACCAATACATCGTTGACAAGAGATAGGTATGTAGGTAAAGCCATAGATTACTTCTTTCCTTTATTTCTTGACGAAATCGCTTTAGCTTTTGCCTTTGCGTCTGCCTTAGATGAAGCACCCCATGCTTGCAGAGAAAGTAGCAACCTTGTTGGTTTGCCATCCTTATACTCTGCGCCATCCATGTTGCCCATTCTGGCGAGAAAAGAAGCTCGTCTGGGATTATCTCCAGACTTTACTGGCGGCTTCAAATTACCACCAGTTTCTGCATTATAAGATGATCTCCCCTTGGCATTCAACCCCCCTTTAGGGTTTTGACCAGCCTTTGTTTGCCAAGTAGGAGTTTTCATCAATATCCCATCATTGTTTTCTTTTTAGGCTTCTTTGCTGTCTTTGCCGCTTGTTTGAAGTCGGCAGCAGTAGGTGCATTCTTAGAACCTACCTTGTTCATCTTTTCACCAGAACCCGCTTTGATACGAGCCTGTTTAGCATTGATGTTTGAATACAAACCAGCTTTCATTTCATTTTCCTTTTAGGTTTAGACATACCAGCCTCAGACAAAGCAATGGCAACTGCTTGCTTTTGTGAAGTAACAACCTTGCCCTTTTTAGAGCCTGAGTGCAGTTTTCCTGCACCATACTCTGTCATAACTTTGCTAATTTTCTTTTGTGCTTTAGTTTTCATACCAACTCCGTTACAGAAACTGTAGAAGTTGTAATTGTTGCATCCTTGATAAACGCAATCTTTTGGGCAGGATTTACTCGCACAATTTCAACACAATTAGGGGGTATCATGGCTGATGTTGTAACGCTTGCCGTTGGACTTGTGCCAATTGCATAGTGGCAATGGCCTTGAGAACAAGCAATGCGAATCATTGTTGTATTTGCACCAAAAGCGGTCATTTGAACGCTACTGGTAGTAACTGTAGCCACCTGACTTGTGCCATTACTAGCAACACCATAGGCTACTTGATTGGGGTCTAATTGGAACGTACTCATGGTTTTCCCTTACTTTAAGGTCAGTTGATACAAGGTGTTTTGATACAGACCCACAACTTCATCAATGACGTTATGTAGTGCTGTCTCAGTGCGAGGAACAATTTGTTGGCGGTTTGCCTCAATCCAATCCATTTGCTGGCGCAAGACTTGAGAAATCGTGCCTTTGTATTTGTTATTCACATAGGGAATATCTAATCTAAGATCAAATTTACCCTGATATTGTTGGGTAAAGTCATCTGCCAAAGGAATAATTCCCTCATAAAACTCGTTCAAAGTCTTATGTTCAGCAAAAGATGATGTTTTTAGATGAATCCTGTGGGCAATTTCCCTTGCCAAGAACAACATTCCAACGAATTCAGCGGCAGTATTTCCCATGATTAATCTTTCTTTATAGAACCACCTGATTTCCATGCGTCACAAGTACGCAAGGCAGCACAGGTAAAGTGAAATAACTCGCAAAATCCTAGATCAGCGGCATCAATAAACTGTTGATCATAGTCAAGCTCATTAGGTGAGCTTTTGCTCTTTTCTAAACCAGATTTGATGCACTCCATCATCTTAGGAGTCTGAATAAATGCCGCACAGTTGCCACAGCGCATAGTTTTGACAACATCAGTAGGTGCGTTATACATCTTGGCTTTCTTCAGCCAAAACGCTTCATTGGGTTCAAGTGGATTTGGCGCACCATAGCCAAAGTTCTTGAAAGCATTATTGCGGTTCTTGAGGTTAAGTTCAATGTCCTGAGTAGGAAGTGGACAAACCTGACCTGATAAGAGTCCCTCTTTCACTTCAACCACCTTGCGGCAAAGAAGCTCACTACGCCAGATAAGGCAGATGCAATGACCATCCCCATCCAAAAACCACCTTTGCTTTGATTGGCTAACTCTAATAGAGTCTTTACATCAGCACTCAATTGAGTTACTTGACTATTTAGAGAATCTACTTGAGCCTCTAATCTACCAAAGTCTCTTGCGTCAATTTCAGACATTTGCTACCTTTCTGGGTCTACCCATCTTCTTAAATGTTGGGATGACAGGCGCAAATGCGGTATCTGTTCTTACAGTATTTTTGTATTCTACAGGTTCTTCAATGTCAACTCTAACATATCCATCATGTCCTTTCATTGAATCAATATCTACTTGATTAACAAAAGTCACAAGATTGCCAGACACTAAACATTTAAAGGTTGCCATAGATTCTCCAAAAGAAAGGGAGGGTTGCCCCTCCCCCCCCCTATTACACCAAACGAGCAATAATCAACTTAATAGTGGTAGACGCTAAGTCTACAGAAGAACCAGTTAAGTTATTAGTTGCAACAGTCACAGTGTTTGCGGCAGAAACATAAGCGCGGCGAACAATGCCAGCTTCTGTAACGCCCAAAGACATTGCAATTACAGCGTCACCTAAAGCAACACCAGCAACAGTGATTGTGTCTGTTGCCGCACCAGCCGCAC